TTGCAGAATGCCGATGTTGGGTGTCGTGCCGCCGCCGGCTTGTTTCACCGTCCGCGCCGTGGTCGCCAGAGCGACGGCATGGTACTGTTTGGCCGCCAGATCGGTCAGAGCCGTCAGCCCATGAATTTTGAAATTCTCGCCACTGTTAAATGACATCGTATTTATCTCCCGTAGGCCACGCGCAACAATTCCGGCTGCTCGGCGGCCAGCTTGCCCAGAGCGCGGTTGTAGTCCAGGTTGTCTTTCTGCATGATGGAACGCACGGCCTTGTCGAGGTCGACCACCGGGTCTCCGGTGGTCTGTTGACCGTCGTGGCCCACGTCGGCGGTCAGTGCCGCGACGGTTTCCTGCGCGGCCAACGCCTTGAAGCGGCGCAACACCTCAGCGGCCACTTCGTCGGGCAACCCGGCCAGCAGCGCGGGCAACTCCGCATCACCGGCCAGCGACGTATCGGCCAGTTCGCTCGTGAAATGTTCCACCCGCGCGGCCAACGCCTGCGCGGTTTCCATCGTTTCAATCCGCGCGGCCAGTTCGTCGCGCTCGGTTTGCATCGCCGTGAGTTGCTCAGCCTCTACCGTCGCCGTCAACGCAACCGGCTCACCCGGCGGTTCCGGCTGCGGCTTGGCATTGCGGCTGAACAGTCGATCCAGCCACGACACAGGCACAGTCACTGTTTCTGCTGTCATATTCATTTCTCCTTTCATCGATTCAATCTCGGCGGCATATAGCGCCGCGGCCTCTCCCATGTGAGGGGTGTGCAGGAGGGCGTCGCCGACAATCAGCGGCCCCTCCTGCCTCACTCCGGTTGTCGGGTCTTCATACCCTCCTTCCCATACAATCTCCGGGCTGTGATACCGATACGCGCCACGAGCCAATGCCGCCGCGCCTTCGTCGTTGAATTCCGGCACGGCATACAATCCATCGTCACGCACTTCCAACGCCACGATATGCCCCCCGGCGGGCGTCTCGTCGCGATGCGAACCGAGCTTGATTGGCGGCCGAAAATGAGGCAGACGAAAACGCCGCGCAACATCGGCCGTGATCTCCCGCGCCTTGCCGTTCTTCACCAGTCGGCCAAACGGCAACAACCGGAACGGTTCACCCGGCACGACACTGACATACTCGGTAATTACGTACTCGCTTCTGTCCATAATAGAAAAGAGTCCAGAACCACCCCCCTTAAAGGGGCGGCGCTGGACTCATGGTCTCCAACAGGTTCTATCCTGTCGCGTCAACGGGCGGCCTAAAGGCCTGTAATCTCGTTATCTACCCGTGCAATATTTAATTGTTGTCAGTATACAACGAACAAAAGAGCTAGTCAAGCGGCTCCCCTTCGTCGCCCGTCACCTGGATGACGTGAATGCGGCCGCACGTCGGGCAACGTATCTCGATGTACGTGCCCGGCGGCAGATAGCCGACGAATAGCAGTCGGCCGCAGTCCCGCACCCGGTGTCGATACGCGCGCCGCGCGTGATAGCGCGACGGTCTATCCTGTACCGTCGTCGTCTCCGCCGCCGTGTCCGTCATCGGCCATCCAGATATCGCGCCAGTCGCTTGCTCATGGCAACGAAAAGTCGCTCGATACCCGGCCGCGCCTTGCCGGCCACCGTCTTCATCGTCCACCATCGGCCCGAGTGGACACCGGCCTGCTGCTCGCCAATGACGTAAGGCGCGTATTCCAGCCGCGTACCCAGCCGCGCCTCATAGCCGCCGCCGATGCGCTTCACCTCGTAGATGTCGGCCCGGCCACCCAGCCCAATCGAGCGGCCCAGTGTGCCCGTGCGGATATAACTGCTGCTCGGCGGCGGCGGCGGGTAGGGGAGGACACTCCCCTGTACATGGACAAGCGATTGCTTCATTGTGCGCTCCATTTCCCGCGCCAGTTGACTGGGATATTTCCGCATCCTCTGGGGCAGGTCGGGCGGGGTGAATCGTACCTCTATTTCAGCCACAGCCATTCTGTCACTCTGACATATCGTAGCCGGACGGCACTTCATTCCCGTCCTTATCAAGCTCAACAATGTCGTATGGAATGATGCCAACCTGAATTGAGACATGATCCTCCGCTTCTTGCCGGGTCATGCCAAATACCTTCATGGCAAGTTTTATTGCCGCCTCAGGATCGGTTTCCGCCAGTTCATTGAAGTCAATTGTCACCGTAACCACCCTAATCCCTTGAACAGATTATCGATAGCCCTTGCTATGGGCGCAAAGTCGTTATCGCTCCATTGCTGGTTCCCGTAAAGCAGACTCCCTCGATCTATAGTTACCGCGTTCAGTAAAAATTCATCGCCGGAACGAACGGCTATGTACTGCGCATAAGAGCGGGACCAAATTTCACGAGCATCGAGAAGGTAATTAAGATGCTTTTTCCGCGGCGTATTGGCCACCCCATCTATTTCAACTCTGTAATTTCGCGGATTTGCTTGCGCCGCTCGTAGCTGTCGAATCGCATGGCTGTCGTTAACAGCCGTATGCCATTCATTGAGCAGATCAGTCTTTCTTCTTGACGAATACCCGCGTCCCGGCAACCCTCTGTCATCCAGAAAGTGGCCGATCTCATGGACAATCGTCCACGTCGGCCGATGCGCCAATTCGCTTATATCAATTCCTGCCCCTGGCCGATATTGACCTTGCGATCTCCTGCGGATATTTCCTCGCGTTCTAATCGGAATAGTCGGCAGATTGCCGTCTCCATGCACCGCATCAATAATCGGCAACACTCTTTTTATGTATGCCCTTGTTTCGCCCGATTCCGGTATCCGAAAAGCCCCGCTTACAGGCGTTCCGGCCGGCGCGAATCTGCCGGGCGACGACGATACCCGAAACGCACGCCCGGATGAATCGCCTTGCCCACCACCCGATATTTGTTGACCAATTATACCACCTGTCGGGTCAAACCGCCCGGCCGACCGCTCCCCGTCCGTCAGCGCATCCAATACCACCGGCTGAATCCAGCACCGACAGCCCACATGTCCCGGCGGTAGCACGATTGTCAATGGCGCACGCAGCGCCTTTTTCAGCGCCGGGTCGGCTTCCAGCGCCGCCGCGCTGAATTCCCAACCGCGATTTAGATCAACGAACGTATTATGCAGCCTCGAGCAAATCGGACATACCAGATCGTCTCGCGCCGTCTGCCATCTTTTACCATCGACCACTCCCGACGCCTGCCATGCCATCACATTTCCGCCGGCGTAGATACGTGTCACTTCCGTCACGGCCACCCGGTGCGCCCGCTTGTCATCGAAGAACGATTTCAGTCTCATTTCCAGTTCCGGTAACGGCGACCCCGCCCTTACCCAACGGTCAATCTCACTGACCACCCCGCGCCGCGTCGATTCATTCAACGCCCACGCCCACGCATAGGCTCCTTCCTGTGTCAATCCCGGTATCTGGCCGCTGCCGAGATACATATCCAGCCACGCCAGCGCGGATCGGTTGAATACGTCCCAATCGACGAAGACCGAGCCGCCCAGCAATGCCCCGGCCCCGGCGTCACCCCCGGCGATGAGGATGTCCATCGTCAATTCCGAGAACTCACGGCGCATCTGAGGGAGATAGGGCTGCCAGAAATCGGAGCTATCGAGCGTTGCCGCCATGTTCCCTCCTCGCCTGCCGCATTACGTCCCGGCCCTGTCGTTCCAGAAACACGGACATCCTCTTTTGCCACTGCCGTTCCATCTTCAGACGCCAGGCGTCGTCACCGTCGGCGTCGTATTCGTCGGCCGGCAGGTCAGCCGTCTGTTCGTCAACGTCGGCGGGTGCGTTTGTAGCGCGTTGCCTCATGGCCTCGCGCAGCGCATCGGCCCGCGCCGCCCTGTCCGCCGCGCCCTGTTCCCGGTCTTGCTCGATCTCCCCGGCGGCGCGTTTCGGCAGGCGGAATAGCGAGCGCAACCAAACTTCGTCCTCCGCCGTCCATGTGATGAATCCGCCCGCGCCCACCTTTGCCAGCGCGTCGGCAATCATCTCCGGCCGCACGCTGCCGGCCGGACTGTGTTCCAGTCGCACGCCGGCGGGGTCAAATCCGTTGAGTTCCAACAGTCGCGCCGCCGCAAACTTCGTAAATGTCTCGCTAACCGTGTCGGCGACCGCATTGAGCGTCATCGTGAAAAAGTCGGTTGATCCCGCAAATGTCGCCAGGCTGCCCACGCTGTCCATGCCGAGCATCAGGAACTGCGAGAGCGTTGACATGAGCATCCGCTTATCGTAGCGGTTGATGATCATGTCGGTATCGCTCACCTTGCCCGCCCCGGACGAGGCGGCTAACGAAAAATCCCAGCCAAAGGGGAGCACCAGTCCGGCGTGTTCGTCATTGCGGACGTTGATGACAATCCGCCGCGCCTTGTTGTCGTCGGAGTTCGGATCATCGTCATCGGTTAGGTTTGCCTTTTCCGGCAATGTGATCACCGGCAGCCCGGCCGGATTTCGCTCGATTCCCACTGCCTCGATGTGCTGGATATTTTTGGCGTAATACCACGATGTCCACGCTGGTCTCAGGATGCTCTCCCCTTCGGGATTGCCGTGCGCCCGGCGGAACCGGTAGATGACCATGCGCTCAACCGGAATCATTTCCGGCCACAGATGCGGCCATTGCTGAATGCCTTTTAGACCGCCGTCAGCCTCGAAGTGCCAGCGCTGAAGCGTGTCGTGCGCCAGCGGCTTAAACTTGCGCCACAAGATGCGGCCGCCTTCCTGCCGGTAGGTGATCGCAAACATCGACCAGCCGTACCACAGGAAGTCCAGCGCGTCGGATAGATGATCGTCCCAATTGTGGCTCATGGCGTCCAGCGCGTCATTCAGCAGCGTCACGCGCGGGTCGTCATTCCCGTCGTCGCTAACGAACTGCCAGTCAATATCCCGCAGCGGCATTTCAATCGCCAACCGCAGAGCGGAGATGACCGGCGAGTTGTAGAGCATCTCGCGCACACGTTTTGCCTTCTCGCCCGCGCCTTGCCACTCGCGCAGGAATTCGTCGCCGATCTCGCCCCAGCCGGATGTGTTCAGTCCGGTGTCGCCCAATTCCCGGTACAACGTTGCTCGTTTCATTAAAACCTCGTCCATCTACTCGTCTGCATTGGCTGCGGCGGCATGGCAATCGCCCGCGCATCCACGCCATGCCACGCCAATGCCAGCGCCATGACACAATCATCGTGCATCCCGGCCGGAGCCGAAAAGCGCCAGCCCATTTCCAGGCGCTCTTGCTCGTACGCCTGCAACTCGCCAATAAGCGCCGGATCATTCAGGATACGTATCTCGCCGTTGTCGAAAGCCGTTTCCAGGCCGCGTATCAGCGGTTCCTTCGTTTTCGACCCGGTCATAAACCCCTGCACCGGCAGGCCCTCGGATTGCAGCCGCTCAACAATCGGCCCGCCCATCGCATTCGCCTCGGCCATTATCAACGTCGGTCGGAAGCGGCGATTGAGCGACCGCAATCGCCCGGTCTGAATCTCATAATCGATGTCGGTGAACCTGTCCAGATAGACGAGCTCGCGGCTCGCTACGTCGATGACCGCGAACACGGTGAAATCGTTCGACCGTCCCCAATCTGCTCCAGCCACGTACTGGCGGCCGTCCTGCGCTCTGTCAACGGCCGTGGCCGTGGCCGCGTCCATCACCCGCCGGAACACACCTCCGGCATCGTCAATGAATTGCGCCTCGATCTCCTGTCTCCATATCGGTTCCGGCATCGAGCGGCGCATCTCCTCCAGTTCTGTCGCCGTCAACAGCGGATTCACACTACTCGCCATTTGCCACGAGCGCCAGTCAGGATAGCCGTCATCCTGGCCGCGCTGCCATAACTGCCAGAATCCATTGCGGCCCTTTGGCGTCGATAACAGCCAACCATCGCCGCGCAAGTCGGCCAACGTCGGCCGTATGGCATGATTCCAGACATCCAACAGCGTCGGCACAAAAGCCGCCTCGTCGATAATGACCCGGCGGTACTTGCGGCCGCGGCCGGCCTGGGGATTGTCCAGCGACCAGAATTCCAGCACGCCGCCGGTCGTGAATTCCAGCCGCCGCTCAGTCGCGTTCCGCCGGTCGATGATCGGCGTAAACAACTGCGTCGCCTCGCCCCACGCCTCCAGCATGAGCTTGTACGACGGCGAGAACCAGCCGACCGGATGCCTGAGCACTTCAGGCGCGGCGCACAGGTGAATCGCCAGCCTCGTTTTCCCCGCCCGACGGCCGACACAGACGGTATTGAATCGCGCCGCCTCATTCACCACCTGCTGCTGCCACGACAGCAGCGGCGACAGGGAGAGACGAACATTCGTGGTTCGCGCGCGCCGACGCAGCCGCTCAACTCGCAATTCGGTCAATGCCTGCGGCGTCAAATAATTCTCTAGCAAGGTCATTCCCTAATTCCGATTCCACGTCCGCCGGCGTCACCGCGCCGGATTTCAGCAAGTCAATGATCTCTCCGCGCCACGTCGGTTGACCGGTCAGCAGCTGAATTTTGTCTACGAGGATGCCGATCCCCGTCGCCAGTTCCCGATAGCCGGCTTCATTGACCGCGCCCTTCGCCGCGCCAATCGACAGTCCTAACAGGTCGGTCAACTCCTCCACCAGATTCAGCCTTTTTTTAAGTACCAAATTGGGCGGTGGTGGATTCTGGACGGACCGAAACCAGCGCGAGAGGGTCGAGTGCGGCACACTCAAATGGCCGGCTACATGCGACAGCGCCCCCTCCCGTCCAGGATAGCCCGCTGCCTCAAGCATCAGTACCGCCGCGGCGCGGAAATCGTCATCGTAACGTCTGCGTCTCATGGATACACCTCCCCGGCGGCCGCCCGAAACGGCTCAAAACGGCGGCCGCTCAGCACCGAGACCCAACATGGCCAGCGCCTCGTCAAAACTCTCCACCCGATGCCAGTAGCCTGCCATACGCATGGCCAGCCGCCGCTCGCTCTCAGTCAGCTTGTCGCTCCTGGCGGACTTCACCTCGACGAATACCGGCGGACTGTCCTGATAGCGCACCAGCAGGTCAGCAC